TTTTAACTATTTTAATTATTTTAATTATTTTAATTATTTTAATTATTTTAATTATTTTAATTATTTTAATTATTTTAATTATTTTAATTATTTTCATTGATTGTATTTAATTCATCATATTTTCTATTATATTGTTTAATAGGTTCAATAGGTAAACCATTCATTATGTTTCTCATTAATCTTTGTTGAGTCTTTTCGTTTATTTTATTCAAGCTTGATACACCTAGTTTTTCTCTTAGATTTAAATTATTATTTATTTTATTGTTTCTTCTTTCCGTATGAAAATTACGTTGTGATTTTTCTTGTAATAATTTATCTAAAAATTGTGTTATACTATCACAATCTTCTAATTTATTCCAGTTATTTTGAATAAACACAATTATTTTTTTAATTAATCCATTTAAATTGTCAATTTCAATATGATAATTTGAATAATCAGTTAATAGACCAATTAATGATTCAAAAACAACAATGTCAAAGTTTTTTAATTCATAATTTTGTTTGTTTGTTTCTGAATAACTAATATAAGTTACTATAAGATTATGATTAACTTTATTATAAGATAATTTTAATGTATTACGTTTAAATTTTAATATAATATGTTGTGGATCATCAAAACTTACAGTTATTTTATCAATAGAATTCTCCCCCCCCCGCATCCCGCCCTTCTTCGCACTGCTCTTAGGCTTTAAAAGCGCAACTGGTTTGCGTTCAATAACGCGACCTTTGAGTTCAATGGGCTTCGCAAGTTTCTCCACGTGTCCTAAATAGGGTCCATAAGTCTTCTTCTTGGACCCTTGTGTAATTTCACGAAGGCAAAATTCAACTTTTTTACCCTTTTCTTTCCCGCAGAGTTTGGACACTGCTTTTCTGGCCGCGGAAGATGGGCTCGAAGAACAATAAAGTCCATGTTCTTTGGACCCGATAACAACAGTGAAGTGGCGTTTAGAAGTGAATGAAGACTTCGTCTTGGAAGACTTCTTCGCATTCTTACCTCCAATCTGTGGCATTATATAATATTATCAGATATTTTATTCTCTATAAAACAGAACATTTATCACAGAAGCTTTTCTCTTCATCATCCTCATCCCCATCCATTTTTATATAATCGGTCGTGTTATTATAACTGACCGCATTTTTATGAACGAGGAGTTTAGCCATTTCAGGTAAAACACTCCCAATATTTTTCATGTATTTGCTATTTATTTTAATGAATTTATCGATAGTATATTTATCGCATTTTTGGTGGATTTCATCATCTAAATCAAAATCGGACGCAGTTTGAATCAAAATTATTTTACATTTTTGGTTTATTTTTCTAATTTCGCAGATCCAGTTGTCAATATTATCAAATGATTTTTTATCACAGAAGAAAAGGAGAATACCGGATGCATCATGAAAGTATGAACGCACTATACCTATAAACATTATATTACCAGATGTGTCCCATATTTGAAATTTTATATCATCGATTGTATATGTTTGAAAGTCGATACCAATTGTTCTTTCTTTAGATTCATAATAGAAGTTTTTTACGAGACTCTCGATGAAAGTTGTTTTACCGGTTCCGGAATCTCCAACGAGGCATAATTTAAATAGATAGTTCGTCATATGTTTATTTTACAAAATAAAATAAAATAACATTTATGTGTAAAAATCATAAAGATATATTATATATAAAAAATATCAAATGATTAATTTTGCACTTATACAGTTATCATCAAAGCATACTGAAATTATGGGAACTTTTATAGAAATAATAAAATATAATCATTGGAATGTAGTAATATATTATGATATAAACGCAGATAATTATACATTTTTACATTATTACCAGCAACTGTTTGGAACATTAGACATACGTCATCCATCATTATTAATGAATGATTATAAGAATTATAATTATTATATATTTAGTTCGAGTGGGGATGATAAAAGGATAGAGCCTATATTTAAGACTCCTGAATATTCAAATAAGACAATATTTGTGATGCATCAAGCTCATCATTTACAGCCGTATATGAAGAAAATGCTTAAAGTATCAAAAGTTATTAATTTACCATTGTCAATAAATACACAGAACATTTTACCAGTTTATAAATCATATTATAGTTATCATAATAAAAAGGCCAAAAATCGTATTACATTTGCCATTATTGGAGCAATTCGATTTGATAATTCCATCTCAAAAGACAAGGATATTCGGTTAATTGTTGATATATTGGAAAAATATCCAGACCAAAACTATAAAATATATTTTTTTATGAGAAATCAGGATTGGAAAGTTATTACAAAGAAGTATAGTATATTATTGTCGAATGAACATGTTCGTAATTATCCTGGGCTGACAACCATCGATTTAATAAATAAATTGCGTGAAATCAAATATATTTTACCGTTAGCAAAGAAATCTGGTCTTTTTTATTGGCAACGCCTCACTGGTTCAATACCTCTCGCAATTAATTTGAATATTCCGCTAGTTATAGATTCTGAATTAGCTAAAATTTATTCAATACATGACTGTTCATTTATTTATAATACATCAATTACCGAAATATTTGAGCAGTTAATGAATATTAATAATGAAGAATATATTAATAAAATGATATCAATAATGAAATATAAAAAGCGGATATATAAAAGGAATAAGCATAATTTATTACAATTGTGTTTAAGTAATTAAAAAAAAGTGTATTATAGAATAATATAATCCTCATATAATGTTAAATAATGTTGGAAAAATGGGAGTTAATTGTTTAAAGTGGAGGAATTATCATGCTACTAAAATACAAAATTCATATCGTCATTTTTTAAAATGTGATAGAGATGGCGAAGATAAAAGTAAAATCAGTATATTCCGCCCTAATAAAAAGAGGGCGAAGAATATATATATTCAATCCCCGATAGACCCGATATATCGTTGTTCATATGATGAGAAGTATCGTATTCGAATTGTGGAGTGGGAAAATAAGAAGGCACACATCTGGCATTTTAATATATTGACATTGGTTAGTTGGATAAATTATTCAAAGAGCTGGATAAATCCGATGACAAATTGTTTATTTAAGAACCGAACGATATTGTTTATTGTTTCGTCATTGAAGAAGATAAAAACAAATCGGAAGATAAAGATAAATGTTCGATTGAATCGGATGGAAGAGGGGTATCGCCTCTTAAAATTCACGAATGATATAAATACATTATTTGCAACAATTGAGGATAATAATGAGGATGATAATTATGAGTTTTTGAAAATAAATAGTGATGGTGGAGATTTTTTATTTTATTTAGATGAGTATATTGATATTATGGTAGTTGTAAATAATGAACATAAGATATGTCCATTAAATGCTTTACATTATGCAATTATAAAGGGGAATAAGAATATTGTTCATAATTTGATATATTATGGAAGTAATATAGAGAAGACTTGTGGAGGGAATGGTTTTACTCCACTTCATCTTACAGCTTTAATGAATAATTGGGAGATTGCGTCATTATTGATAATGTATGGGGCGGATACAACGAAAAAGTGTAATTATGGTCCCAATAATGCGCTTTCAACAATCTACGACATATGTAATATTCTGGGCCATCAGAAATACATTGATAATTTGAATAGTATAATAAAAATATCGGGATAGAATATAATATGAAACGTGAACAGATAATGGATTTTTTGAATGAGGATGACCAGAAGTCATTGGAAGATTATGAGTATATTACTACCCAACAACAATTACATGTGGGGGATTATATAAAATATTTGACGAAGTCAAATTACAAGTTTCATAATTGGGGGATATTGATATCAGTTGATGAATTTCCGGTATTACGGGTTATGAATCGAGGTGTATTTTATAGAATAGATTTTGACAGGATATATTTATTTACTAAGCGAGTATCAAGAACGAGAAGGGATTTTTATCAGGATTTATTGAAGAAGTTGGACGGAATGAAATCAAATGTGCAACCAGATTCTTTTTCTTTTTCTTCTCCTTCATAAAATAATTTTTTATTTACAAATTAAATAAAAAACTAATATTATTATATATATACAATGATTATTAAAACATATTTGATTAATGATAATGGAGGTATAAAAATAAAGGAGCATGTCATTCGTAATATTCCGAAGCCTAAAAAAACATTAACTGAAAAGAGAAATATAAAAATTGCGAAAAAAATAGAAGAAGTATTGGCCCAGCCCCAGCCCCAGCCACAGCAATCAATCGCATTTAAAACAAAGGTCCCCAAGAATTTGAGTGAGACGGAGTATAATTCATTAAATAAGCAAAATAAGTCTTTAATTCGCAACAAGTTTTTTGCGCGGATATGTGAGATTGTGGGTATTTCTGATTATAAAAATGTAATCGGGAGTGTAATTCCATTTGATAAATTGAATGACCCCATAGTTATAAAGGAGCTTTTTAAAATGCAGTTTGATTTGCGTGTGGTTTTCCCGAGTGATACACTAACTGCGTTACATTCATGCGCAGTTAAAAAGCAGACATTTCCAGGAGTGAATATTGTCCGTCAGATATTCAAGTTTATGGGCTATCGATTAAAGCCAGTAAATTATTATGAAGGGTATGTTGGTTCAAAGAAGTTATTGAGGCGTGAGTATCATGTAATGGCAAAATAGCTTATTTTATTTAGATTCTTCTCTGGCTTTTTCTTCGACTTTATCTTTTGTGTCTTCTTCTTTCACATCATCTCTTGCGTCTTCTTCTTCCCCGGAGTCTTCCCCGGAGTCTTCCCCGGCATCTTTTGTTTTATTAGAAGTGGGTTCCATTTCTTTTTCCTTTGCGATAGATTCAACTTTTTCTTCGCTCTTCTTTTCCATCGGACATCCAAATTTCCATATTACAAGTCCGAAAGCAGAAATATCTACAACCGCCAACATTATAAGGTTCCGGTTAAAATTGGGGACTTCTACTTTCGTAAATTTAACAGCTAAAAACACAAGAGCAAAAATGAGGACAGCAACAATAATCGCTAGTATTTTACGAAACATATTTGAACCGATATTGAAAGAGTTGAGACCTTTAAATAATAGATGTGTTATCATTTAAAGTATTGAAATAATAAAATCTTTCATTTTATACTTATTCCTTTAATAATTGAGCGCCGTAAATTAACTTTTTGTTCAGTTTCACGGTTATCAAAAAGAAAAGAGGTGATTTCTTCACTTTTTTGCGTATTTTTAAAAAATACGGCTAATTTATCAATAAGATATTGACGATTAATTGGTTTCTTAACCTCTGATACAACGTATTTTAGTTTTCCGGTAGATGTATTACAATCTTCAATATTATTTTTCGACATGAATTCCATTATTGGTTCATTCAACTTTTTCTTTTCTTCATTCAGTTTTTTCTCAGCTTCTTTCAGTTGTTTTATTTTATCATCAATACTCAACCATTCATGGACCAATACTTTAAATCCTTCAATATCATCACTCGAAATTTGTTGTTCCATTTTTATAATAATACATTTTATTTTCATAATAAAATCTCACATTACTCCCAAATATCTTGATTCCTATTCTAAATACTTGAACAGACTTCGATGTCCAATAGATTTATGATTCGTTTCAACATCCACAATTTTCTCTTTAATCATTTCCCCATCATCTTGACTGTAATATATATTTCGCACTCCGTATAACCGGAGATAATACAAGCAACTACTACAAGGTTTACTATTAACGAGACAGCCGAATCGATTCACGCGTATGACCACAATTTCTAATTTTCGTCGGAGACATTTGGGAGTTCCCTTGTTATTTTTTTCGATTTGACGTTGGTTCGTGTAAAAGATACGATTGATTTTGCTTACCAATCAAAGTATGTGGGGAATCATTCATATAACCAGAAAGGCTATATTCATTATTCGTATTAAGATATTTTCGGATGACGTGCATTTCGGCATGATATGACATAGTCTCTTTGTTATGATTACAGGTCCGTGGATGGTTGTATCCACAGGCCACCGGTTTTCCTCCACAAATAAGCATTGCGCTATGCTTACTGGTCATTTGGCACTTATTTGTTTCTTCAATGAGTTGTTGGATAATATTATCGATTTTCATGATTATATGTTACATATAATATATAATTGCTTTTAAGTAAAAATAGTAAAAATTGAATAATAATAATACTTTTTTTATTGTTTTTATAATAAATGACTGAAATACAGACAAAAATAAACGGTCCTAGTCCCAATTCCAATCTATTTCCAAATTTTCTGGAAAGTGAGCCTTTATTGAACCATTCAAGGATAAATGAGTATATACGCAATCTATTGGCCACATTTCCGGATGCATGTTGGGGGGGAAGTTCAGTATTACATGATGTTGTTCTTCCTCCTATTGAATCAACGAATAAATCGTGGGACTCTCGCGATTTTGACTTTTATTGTTTCGACAAAGATTACAATAAAATCATTTCATTTTTGAAAACGCGTCCGATGGTTTATTTTCATCGGACAATTCCGACAATAAAAAAGATGTCTTATGCAAATTTGGAGATAAAAGGTTTGACTGAATACATAATAAAACTAAATGGGGGAATCCAAATAAAACTCCAATTGGTTAATATTGGAAACTATTCAAATTATTCAAATTTGATGAATGCTGTCGATTTATCATTTTGTTCAGTGGTTGTATCAAATAATATGATTTATTATTTGAGGACGACGAAAAGCGAAGTTTTAGAAAAACGCGGGACAGTATTAATCAAACCGTGTATGTGTGATACTTGTATAAAAACAAATCGGCATCAATTAAATTCAAAAATGAGTCAGCGTATCAAAAAATATCGCGCCCGTGATTTTAGAATTACAAACATTTGTCAATTTTGTGATTATTCGATGAATATAATTGATCACACTCAATGCTGTTTAGCTAAAAAACTATTTAATAAGAGAATTGATAGCTTACATTGTGTTTTATATGGACGTGATAATCCATCAAAATTGGGAATTGATGAAATTAATCGACTAATTTCTTATTCGCATTTGTATAAATGCAATCCAATCACATTACTGTCGATTTATTCAATTTTTGCTCATTTCAAAAGGATTGATTTGGTTCATTCATTTTGGGAAGAGATAAAAACACTAGTTGATATTAAATCCATTATGGAATGTTCTCAACAATTAATAAGAGAGGGTTTATATACTGGATTTCGCCTATTATTCGATTTTTTGTTTCCTCGTCATATCAATTCAATTAATATTCATGACCGAAATAAATATATAGAATCATTAATGGAAACGGTTGTCAAGAGCAATTATATTCAGTGTGCCCTTTTGATACAATCTCGCATTCCAACAATTGAACTCAATATATATGAGGACCAAATTTTCAATTGGAAAAATCGGGTTGTCTATGAAATGTTATTTGAGTTAATTAACACAGAAGATAGTTCGCAGGATGAGATTGATTCATTGATGAAAACAATTCCTTTTGTTGAAAAACTTGAAGCAAACGACCCCGCACTTCAAACAACATGTCCCATTTGTAAATATGATGATTGTTCGACTAAGATGACGTGTGGTCATTCTTTTTGTCAGAATTGTATCATTTTACAGCTTATGACAACATATGAAAATTTGAAGAAAGAGATGTGTCCCTGTTGTCGAGCGGAATATAATTATTTGACAAAAAAAATAAGTTAATGTTTTAATTTACAACATTTTCAATAAAAAAATAAATTATAACAAATATAAATAAGTTTTGGTATTTGGAACTCTATACAAATCCAATAATTTTCTCATAGATATCATTGATTTTCGCATCATCAACCTCAAAGTCGGAACTGACGTCTATAACCAGAACAGGGATTTCCTTCTCATTCAGTAGCCAATCATCATGATATTTGTGTAATTTCTCTATATATTCGAATGTAATTCCGGATTCTTCACAACGGTTTCTTTTTTGGATTCTTTGAAATGCGACCTCTGGGTCGCATCTAAGGTATATAATTTTTTTGGGGATGCTATTAAATTCATAGCTCAACCATTTAAACCAGTCTTCATATAATTTCCATTCAACCGCAGTTATTTTACCGTCGTCATATAGCATTTTTGCGAAGATTCGGTAATCGCTCAAAATGCTTCGTTCGGTCAGATTAATTTTCCCTGATACGCGTTCATTCTTAATTTTTTGGATTCTTGTCATAAATGCGTTCATTTGGAAAGTGTATCCCCATCGTTGGATGTCAGAGTAGAACATATTCAAGATATTTGTTTTTCCATCACTATATTTTTCCAGCCATTCTTGTAGTGGTTCGAAGATAACATTTATTCTATCTCCAAATTTCTTAGAAAATATATTGAGTATTGTTGATTTTCCGACACCAATTCCAGCTTCTATTGATACATCATATTCTTCGTTATTAGAACTCATTTTGGGAATATACATAATATAAATATAATATCTTTTTAAAATCACTTTTTTCCGAATTAAAATATTTTGGGAATCATACAATATCTCACTTTTTTACTGTATAATTTCCATAATTCCCCGTATTTTTTTGCACATTTTTCCTCATCACGGAACGTTCTATGAACGAGTAGTATGATAATATATGCGAGATATGCGAGAGGAGGTAATTTGAGGGCAACTCCACACCAACAGGCGGACAGGCCAATTTCAAAGACGTAGTTAATGTGCCGACTGACACCCCACCAACCGCTCGTTAGTAGTTTTCGTTTCCCCCCTTTATCTGAATCAGAAATATATTCTGCTTTTTTGCCCCATATCATAGCCCCATTATCTTTCTTAAAGCTCTCCTTTTGCGCATCTACATCGTAATTTAGCCATATAAAGGCGATACCCAGAGCTAAAAATAGGGCCCCTACACCCAAATGAATCTTCGATGGATTATTTGCTAAATAGTAGGATGCGAATGTGTAAAAGGCGGGGACGAATACTATACAGCCCCAGCAGATATAATATCCGGCACGGTCAAGTGTTATATCGAGAGTGTTGAAGTATCCTGTTTCCCAGAAGAAGAATTTGGCGATATATAAGGATTGGAGGATAAATGAGACGGCCATTGCGGTATTGAATCCGTAGTTATAATAACTGAAAAAAGCGAATATTGTTATAATTATTTGCCAGCCTATCATACCGAATCGACAGTTGGTTAGTTGTTTGACATCGACGCCTCCTACCGTGGGATGAAATGAAAGGCCCCTATAAAAGCGGAATACATTAGAGTATCCTTTTTTATCATCTTCATCTTTATCCCAGTAGGTATTGCGGTCTTTGAGGTAAAGATAAAACACAAACATAAATCCAAAGATTGCAAATGTAATAATGATTGAGATGAAATTTTCGGTGAATTTGGCTGGGAATGTGGGGACAAAGAAGCAGATAATCCCAGTTATTACAGTAGTTATCGCCCAAAATACAAATCCATTTCCTTGATATTTGGGGGTAGTTCCATCGAGGTTCATGGGTCCTTCAAAATTTTTAGGAAATAATTTAATTGAGGAGTATCCCCATAATAGGAGAACAACTAAAACCAATAATGAGAAAGTATTTGGATATATATTTTTCGAAGATACTGTTGCGTATTTTTTTAGTAGGAAGATTAATAATATTGGTAGGATAATCATAAGTAAAAGTGGAGCAATATAATTTTTTATAATTGATACATTTTCAATTTTTTCTATATTTTCCATATTTTCCATATTTTTTGTTTATATAATATTAATATAATCTAAACAAAAATATGAGAGAAATTGTAGAATCTTTAAAAAATGAATTATCATCTGTTCCATTCTTTTCAAGGGTTTTTTTAAATAAAAAAAAAGATAAAATAATTATATGGAATGATATTGATATACAATTTAGCTATAAATTAGATTCATTAATTGATATTAATAAAATTATGGAAGATATAACTAATAAAATAGAAGAAAAATATAAAATAGAGAATAATATAGTATCGGTAATTATTCCAAATTATAATAATGAATATTTTATAAAAGAAGTAATAACCCGTATTTTAAAAAGTACATATAAAAATATTGAAATAATTATAGTCGATGATAAATCGACAGATAATTCAGTAAAAATAATCCAAGATAATTTTAAAAAAGAAATTGAATTTAAAAAAATACGATTATTTATAAATACAGAAAATTGTGGGACATATAATTGTAGAAATAAAGGAATACTTCTTTCAAAGGGTTCTTTCATTTTTTTTGTTGATGGGGATGATTATATTGATCCAAAATTAATAGAACGTATGAATAATTGGTTGAGTAATCCAATGAATAACCAATATTGGGCTTATCAGAGACCATTTACAAGGATTTATATGAATGAAAATTATGAAATAATTAAACAAATTATGACACCTTATTATATAACAATGTTCCGACGTAAAATTTATAATAAAATTGGATTTTATCAAGATAATCGTTTTGGAGCGGATACTGAGCTTGAAGAGAGAATGATTTTTAACAAATATTTATACTTTAAGGATTATAAGCCAAGAACAGATGAATATTTTGCAAATACGGTTATTAATAAAAATTTGACATGTATAATTAATAGGAAAGAACGAGTTAAATATTTAATAAAAGCAAAAGATGATATTAAAAAAAAGAAATATATAAGAATGGCTTTATTAGAGAATCTGGATAATTTATTATTATAATAATAAAATAAACATAAAAAGAGTAGTATAATATACTTATCAATGATAAGTATATTATTTGAGGGATGGCGTCTTTTACAACATTCATATGGAAATGTTTTAGCATTTTTACTGGTTCATTTGTGGAAACAGTATGGCCCAGATAAAACAAATGAAATTATTTTTTATGTTAGAGAGTGTTCATATTATGATATAAATTGGAAAAATAATCAAAAACTGACGTATTCCAAAGAATATAATCGAATACTCAAAAATTTAAAGCAGTATAATGGTGAGAAAGTTGATATAATATATAGACAGACATATCCTTATAATCTTGAACCGTCCCAAACTCCTACTCCGGTCCCAGTATGTGTTTTTTATACGAGTGAATTCGCCATTCTGAACAATAGTTATTTTAATTACGACCCAAAACAAGATATCAAAAATTATTTGATTAAAAACCAAAACTTTTATTTTACGGCTCCATCGGAATGGTCGTTTCGTGGTATGACAGGATACTTGGATGATAAAAAGCGGAACCGAATAATTTCGCATGGAGTGGATACTTCTATTTTTTATCGACATTCGAATGATTCAATCCGCAAACAAATACGGCGAAAATATAATATCCTAGACAATGACATATTATTAATTAACATTGGAGCAATGACAATGAACAAAGGAATTTTTTTAATATTAGAGACCCTTTATAATTTGGTCATCATCCAAAAATTGCCGTTCAAATTATTATTGAAGAGGATGACAGACCTTTATAAATCGCGGGAGTTCGTTGATGCTTATATAAACCATCTTGGATATAATACAACTACATTAAAATCTCATATTATTTTTATAGATGGGACTCTCAATTATTCTGAAATAAATGATTTATTTAATTCTGCTGATTTATATATATCACCATATTTGGCAGAGGGATTTGGTTTAACAATGTTAGAGGCGCTGGCGTCTGGTTTGCGCGTTTTAGTCCCGAGTACTGGAAGTGCCAGTGATTATATTGACCCTATTTATAAAAATGGGGGGGAATCATATATATATTATGTTAATTCAACAATTATTCAAGACGGTGCTGGTTTATATAAGAATCAGATTCATTCACAAGATATTATTAATATTTTATCAAAAAATTTCAATAATATAAAAGAAGTTTTGGATGATAAAACATATTTATTATTGAAGAAGTATATAAAGAAAAATTATAGTTGGTATAAAGTTTCGACTGATTTATATAATTATTTCATGGATATAATAGTTCAGAAATGATTATATTTTTATAAAATAGAATATGGATATAATAAAATATTTTAATGATAAAAATTGTTTTGTTCGTGTGATAAAAAGTAATAATACTGTAATAATATGGAATGATTATGATATATTGATAAAATTAAAATGGGAAGATATATTAAATTATAAGGATACAATATTAGAAGAGTGTTGTATAAAAATTATGAATCAGATAGAGATAAAATATAAAAAGAATAATAGAAAAATATCTGTAATTATTCCAAATTATAATAATGAGTTGCATATTAAAAAGACGGTCCTTTCTATATTGAATAATACATATAAGAATTTGGAGGTAATTGTGGTAGATGATTGTTCGACGGATCAGTCGATGAATATATTATTACAGAATTTTGGAAATAATGGGCGTGTTAAAATATATTCAACACAAATTAATAGTGGGACATATTATTGTCGGAATTTGGGGATATTGATGTCGAGTGGATATTATATAGGATTTGTTGATGGGGATGATTATATTTTACCGGAAAAATATGAATATGAAATTAAAAAATTGGATGAATTAAATAAAGAAAAAATATTATACTGGGGATATGGAACTGGATTTAATCGAATATTTTATGAAGATAATATTAATAATATAATTGAGATAAAGAAGTCAAATTATTATAATTATATTTTTTATAGAAAATTATATAATAAGATTGGATATTATCATGATAATCGTTTTGGTGCGGATAGTGAGTTTATAAAAAGATTAGGAATTAATGGATATAAAGTATATCAAAATAAAAATGAAGTATTTTATAATGCATATACTACAATTGGAAAGAATTTAACACAGATTTATAATTCAGATGTGCGACGAGAATATATAAAACAATGTGTAGAAATTATAAAAAAAAAGGATTATATTGTTATGGCTTTATTAGATAATGATAATTTTATAAAGAATATAAAATATTATAAAAATAATCAGTTGAAATATATGAAAAAGAAAGAGAATTCAACTCAAACTGAAAGTAATATTTTATTTGAAGAATTATATAATCAAATAATTTCAAAAATAGAAACTGAATATATTTTACAAAAGAGAATGGTTTCAGAGCAGGAGCAAGAGCAAGAGCAAGAGAAAGAACAGGATCCGGAACAAGAGCAAGAGCCGGAACAGGAGCAAGAGAAAGAACAGGATCCGGAACAAGAGCAAGAGCCGGAACAAGAGCAAGAGCCGGAACAAGAGCAAGAGCTGGAACAGGAGCAAGAGCTGGAACAGGAGCAAGAAGAAACTGAATAATAAAAAATTTAATTAAACTTTTCTATAAAAGTTTAATTTCTAAAAACTTTTTTAACACCACTATTTTTTATCCACAAACTTTTTTTCTAAAAAACATTTTTTGGATTCTTCAATCACATTTATTGCATCATCATAATCCCCAAATCCATCAACAGCTGTAATTTTATTTTCATTATTTTTATAATTTTTAAAAAAATCTTTCAATATAATTTTGTCGAGTTCCGGAATATCATTTATTGAATTGATATTTTTGTATCTTCTATCAACACTATAAACAGGATAAGCTAAAATCTTAGGGTCCCGTTCTAAATGGTTAATATCCTTACCATCTTTCATATATAATATTCCGACAGGTTTAACACGGATTACAGACATCGGAAAAATAGGCTGGTCGCTCATTACAACAACATCCAGACTATCTCCATCTTCAGCGATTGTATTTTCAACATAACCATAATTATATGGATAATTATATGCGCTTGGTAGAATTCTATCAACGCGGATTTTATTAGATTCGCAACAGAATTCATATTTCACTTTGGAGTCTTTTGGGATTTCGACAATTGTATCAAATTCATATAATTCTGACATGATAGCTATATAATTTATTAATTATTTTATTTTATCATGTTATCCTAATTATAATGACATACAATTTTGCTATATTGTTCATCTTTAATAATATTAATTTTCTCCTGAATATTTTCTTTAATTGAATCGATATGTGTGATTAAAATCGTCTTCAAAAAATATCGATTAATAAAATTGAATAGCATATCAATATTGCTTAATCGCTCATTATCAAATGCGCTTATTCCTTCATCCAAAAACAGAATATTACATTTTGGTAATTTCGCAAAATTGCTCAATGTTATCTTGAAGGCGATATCCAAAATGAAGCTCTCCATACCCCCATGAATAAAAACGGACTTTGTTGAATCAGATGATGTAAAACTGTCTAAAATGAGGTCGTCATTATTAATGTGTAATTTAATCTTTCTTGGAATGAAAGGGGCGATTATACTATTGATTGAGTCCGTAATTGGTTGAAGGTATGCGTTCAATATTTTGAGTGGGAGGCCATCTTTACCGAGCGACTGTTCCAATATTTGTAGAAGTCCGTATTCATTCTTTTTCTCTTTTAATTCGAGAGTATTTCTTAAAAATGCATCAAATTCCTTTTGAATAGATTGTCGCTGTTGTGTAAGAACCCCATTCTTTTGGTTGAACATATTTATTTCCTTTTCAATATCGCGTATTTTCGTTTCGCAATTCTGGATTTCCACCTCAATTTTCTGATTTTCAATCATAATCTTTTCATAATCTTTTACTTTTTCAATTATTTTATCATTTTTATTTATTTTCTCTGTTGCCATTTGAATATCATAATCAAGCCCATTATATTTTATTTTCAGATTCGCAATATTCAACTGATACTGACCTCTCATTTTTCTCTCATTTTCCAGTTCAATCCATTCTTTATATGTTTCTGATTGTTCGAAGTCATTTCTTACCCTATTTTTGCTTTCAATCTCCATTATTTCAAGCGCGATAGAATGCGCCTCCGCAATTTCCTCCATCTCTTTTATACGTCCCTGTAATTCAGAGCAGTCCACACCAAGTTTATCAATTTTTGCTTGTATCCCTTTATTTTCGGCCAGTTTGTTTTTGATATCCTCTTGTTTTTCGAGAATATTCACCTCTTTTTCAATTTCTAATTCAATTTTCGCAATTGATGCTTCGAGCATTATTTTTTTAGATTTTTTCTCTTCTAATTTTTCTTTTAGATCGACCATTGATTCTATGTATGAGTCATTTGTATCAAAATCAAAACCTGCGAGTGAGCCTCCACGAAGTTCTTTCATTTCTTTTTCGATATTGCGCATTTCCTTTTCTTTTTCCACCTTTTGTTTGACCGTGGGATGTTTCATACAATAAATACATTTTGGGTCATATTCATGGGATTCAAGTTCCTTTATAAAATCAATAACCTCCCGTTTTTTGACAACGAGCGCTTGATATTTCCGATGAATTTCCTCATTCATTTTATATATCTCATATTCTTGACTGAAAGTGGTTATCTTTTTATTAACGATTCCGAATTCTTTAGTTTTTGCTTTGAGCATCTGTTTTATTTCATCGCCAGATGTTTCAATTTTGAGTATGTTTTCATCTTTCAGGGTCATTTTATATAATTTGGATGCGTATTCTATTTTAAGTATGTAATATTCATCGTATAATTTTTTAAGGTTATCAATTTCTTTTTTATCAATTTTTGATGGATCATTTATAATTTCGTCTGGTTCTAACTTTGAGTATATTTTCATTTTTTTTCTCAAATGTTGTGTAGATATAAAAGAGGGAACACATTGAGATTGTTCGTCATATTTTTTGATGATTTTCTCCTCTCGCAAAATGAGTTGTAATCCTTCTAATTTTTTCTCTGATTCTTTTATATGTGATGATATATCTTCAATTTCATGTCTCTTCTTTTTAATAGAATCACCCGCGCTCTTATTTTCCATTTCCATTTTTTCAACACTATATTTTTCCCCGATATTTGGCCCCAATTTATTTCGGAGATTCCCCATTTCATCAACAATCCCCTCTTTTTTCAATTTATCCTCTTGAATTGCATCGCCAATCGTTTTGAGTTCATCATCAATCCCTTTTATTTTACACTCGTAATCATCCCGACTCTTATTTTCTGTCGATTTTTCGAGGAAGGTAATCGTATTTCGCAGTGGCTTCGTTATATCCGCAATCATTTTGACGATATCATTCCAAACGTTCAGCTTTAAAACTTTATATAAATACTCTTTTCTTTCTTTGTCGGTCATTTCCTTGAACGAGTTCGTATTATTTTGGAGTTGGACGTTCGTGAATATGAAGTCATCATATGACCCGATTAAATCCTGAATGACTTTATCTGTCTTTTTGCGGTCCTCATCTGTGAGTAAGATTGTTTCTCCGGCCTCATTAACCTTGTAAAATTCATTCTTGGTTATTTTTATTTTTTCGGATAGTTCCCGTTTTCCTTCTTTCAAAATTGTGTATTTATCGGACCCAATCTTGAAGGTCAATTTCGTCTTGAAGTTATTACAGTGGATGTTTATAATATCTTTTGATATGCCCGTCCCCCGCGTCCGACTGAATTTTGTGAATAGCGTCATTAGGATAATATCAATAAGAGATGATTTCCCGTGGCTATTCGGGGCGATAATACCAATCGGCGATTGTGAGTTTGAATTAAATCTGGAGAAATCGATATAATTATTTGCGCCGTATCCGAACATGTTGGAAAATTCGAGGTCGATGAGCTCCCAGTGTGCGAGTTCCCTATCATTCGCGATTTCGGCGTCGATATGATATTGATTATATTTCTCAATAATATATTCGACATCCGTGGGTTTGAGCATTTTATATGTTTCCGCGAGGTATTGCGCAAGGAGTTCGCCGTGTGTCATATTAAATTGATTGATCCCTCCATTTTGAATGGTCGCATTTTTTGTTGATGATGTTTCTTGTTCATCACTCGTGATATAATTGTGTATTATTCTCGCATCTCTGATTGTTTTTTTAACCACATAATTAACGGACGCAATAAAATCGGGGGAGCATTGATTGATATTAAGTTTCAGATTGATTCCGGATTCGAGGTGTTGAATATGGGTGGGTATATTTTCGAGTTGGACCGCATCTTTTTCTAAAAATATTTGGTTATTTTGTAGATTGAAGACAAAAAATCCGAAGGTATTTGGAATTTCGTAGTATTGGTGATTTCCTCCGAAGAGGTCCCAGAGAAGGAGTCCGTGGGGGTGGTTCCATTCACTGAAATTTTGGGCTATCAAGCTACTTGCGTAGGCAATTCTTTTCTCTTCGGGGTCCAAAAATTGGAACTTGTGGATATCTCCGAGGAGAGCGTAGTCATATCCTGCGAAGTCATCAACTAATTTCTCCCCACGCATTCGGAACCCGACGCCGGTTTCGCAGAGTCCAACGGAACCGTGGTAGAGGGCGACAGTGTGTGTGGTAGTGTCCCGCTTCTGAATATCCCGTGCGAATATCCATTTATTGTCGATGATTGAATTGACAGCGATTGCGAGATTTTCATAGATATAGACTCCGGAGTATTTAAGATAGTGAAAATTGGGGATTTCAATGTTTTTCGTAATTGCGGTAATGCTATCTTCACGTTGGTTATTGGTGAGAAGAGCGTCATGATTACCCGCGATTAGAATTGTAGTAGTTATTTCAGATAATTTTTGTAGGAATTGTTGTGTGATAAGGATAGATTCTGGTGATAGGATATTTTTGGAGTGGAGGAGGTCGCCCGTAATAATAATAATAATGTTGGGGATTTTAGATTTTATTTCTTTTATTTTTTGGAATAGTTTTTGGAAGATATCTGCGTATTCTTTTTGGCGGTTATACAACCGGATGTGGATGTCGGAGATATGGATGATATGGGAGATAGTGTCATTCGTTTGTTTGATTACAATATCTGCACTCTTTGGTGGTGGAAGAGAGACGACTTCTTCTGATTCATCTTTGGCTTGGGATTCTCCCATAATTGAGTCTTTATTTTTGAGAAAATAGTCATGAAAGAATTCTAAAAAATTCTGGAATTCCTTCTTTTTTTCGGTGGATATTTTGAGATTAACAATTGTTTTTCCGATAATTGAAATATATTTTTCATCTTTCGTTATAATTTCTTTTGCGACTTCAATAAATGTTTTATTTTTATATTTATCAAATGAGAATTTATAATTTGAGTAGTTCATGATTGATATAATGTATATATGTGGAATATTTTATATCAATTTTTTATATTTATAAAATTATGGATGACAATCAGATAGTTGGAAAAATAATTGGGGGTGAAAATGTAAAAACGAATAATAGTTATCCATTTATGGCGACCTTTTGGTATTTGGATGGGATGTATTATAAATTTAAGGCGGGTGCGATTTGGATTGGTGGCCCCTATTTTCTGACGGCGGGACACTGCGTTTATGAGCGAGACGTTCGTATGATAATAATACGGATGGGCGACGTCCATTTGGAGAAGCAATCAGTGGAGCTAAGAGTTTCCGTAATAATTATACATCCGGATTTCAAGAGGGCCACACTCGAAAATGACATAGCGATTATACAGGCAGTTGAATCACCCTCTGTTCGCTTCCCAAATTTAATACCAGTTATTCTTCCATCAAATAAATATAATATTGATTATAATACAAAAACGCGGTTAAAGATATTGGGTTATGGGCGTGAGACATTAGAGATTTTACCGAATCAGATGAAGCATTTATTAGAATTGCGAGAATTGGATATTATAATAATATCAAAAGATAAGACTAACTATAAGAAAATACCGAAGAATATGTTTATCGCAGGGAATGTTATCAATGGGGTTTGCGTAGATTCTTGTATTGGAGACAGTGGAGGTCCTTGTTTACAATTTATTGGGGGTGTTTGGGTGCTGGTGGGAATAATAAGTTGTGGCGTTGGTTGCGGAAATTTGAGCTATCCTGGAATGTATACAAAAGTACAGCCTTATTATAATTGGATAATGAAGTATTTTGGGATTCAATAAAGATATAAAGATATAAAGATAACGTATTATA